GTCATGACTTCCCCCTCAGCAGCTTGATCGCTGCATCAGCGTGATCGCACGCAGGACAGTTGTCGTCGCCGTATCTGTCGCGCATCATCAGCAGAGCTTGTAATGCCATTTGGCGCTCAAGCTCCAGTTCCTTGATGTACTCAATTGCGTTGCGCACGATGAATGCGAGGTCGTCTTTCATACCTTCCCCTCCGCTTTGGCGATGGCGGCGTCCGTAGCAGCCATCGCGGCCCGCCGCATGTCGCGCAGTGACTCCCAATGAACATCGTCTTCTTGGCCCATCAGGCGCACCCGGCGTTCTTCCAATAGCGCCTCCAGCAGTTCCCCGTTCAGGGCATGCAGGCGGCGCAGTTCGGCGGCGGCGGCATTCATCTTTGCGTTCCAGTTATCACCGCCACAGGCCCGCACATCAAGCCAATCAGCCAGCCACAATGCAGTAGGTTGTGTCATTTCAGTTCTCCTTCAGACGCAATGGTTGCGTTGACTGCTTCCTCATCGTCGCCGCAGGCTCTCCACAAGGCGTCCTTCAGCACTTGGTTGTTGTGGTGCAGGCGGCGAAGTTCGGCGGCGGCTTGCGCTGCCGTATTCCCGCCCAGATACGCTATCAGCTGATCAGCCAGCCGCAGGGCGGTAGATTCAGCCATGGTTCTTCTCCTTCAGCGCTTGCTCGACGGCGCGGGCAAATTCTTCATGCGTGGCAGAGCGCACGTAGATGTACCCGAACTCCTCCTCCGTCAGCCCTCGCCACTCGCGGCGGGGTGGGCGGGTGTAGAGGGGCATGCCAGCAACGCCGTCTCGCATCTGCTGGGTGTAGCGGAACTCGGGATGTCGCCCAGTCGGCCAGATATATCCAAACGGCTCCTGCTCTGGCTGCTCTGGCTGCTCCAGCGCGGCGTCAATCTCCCGCTTCCAGTACGCACCATCGCTGTCCGGTATGTCCAGTGCATCCCACTGCCGGATGCGCTTCAGAAGATCGCGTAGATGGGTTGCCTCTTGCGGCTGCTCCGGCTGCTGCGCTGCTTGAAACTGAGCGACCATCTGGTGATGGTGGTGGATCTCGCCGCACTTGTTGCACACGGTGTCGCACGGGTTGAGGTAGTTGCATCCGCGCCGGGGTATGCCCTTGCACAACGGCCGAGCTGGCTGCTCCAGCGCGGCCTTGAGGGCGGTGATGGCTTCCTCGGCTTGTGGGGTCGCGGCAGTCCAAAGCGCCTTCAGCGCCTGCTGCAAAACTTTTTCGTCAACTGTAATCATCTTAAATCTTACTTTCTCACTTGCAGGTAACGTACTCGGCAAGTTCTTCCCACTGACCATCTTCATCAGCAGCACGAACCTTGCACACGGTAATCAGGGTACGGAGGCTGATCTCGCGCATCTTGGTCTTGCAACGATCGATGAAGCTCAGAGCCTCTACCTTGATTTGTTGATCAAATTCCGGAAGGAAGTTATCTTCGCTGATCATGACCTTCATACGATCGATGATTTCGCTCAGTGACATGGAAACGTCGATAACAGCGCTACGGCTACGGATCGCTTGGTCGATCTTTTCTTCAACCATGTTCGAGATAAACACTACACGACCCGTGAAGATGAAGCTGCGGGGCAGGTCCTCATCACGCATATCCGAGTTCCAAGAGATAACGCGGGTATCATACGAGTCCAAAGCACCCTTCAGCAGGTTCAGTGCCACCGGATCCTTCAGAACCGAGTCGCAATCGTCGAAAACGATCACGCTGTCGTTGTTCTCGAACAGTGTACGATACAAACCCTTGGGAGTGCTGTAACCCTTCACAATCACAAAGGACTTGGCACGGTTGACACGAGTGCCTTCTTCGGCACGGATGATCGTCATGTCCGTAAGACCAGCTTCAACCAAAGCCTTCTTCACAGTGTAGGACTTACCAAGTCCACCGGAACCGCTGATAACAGCGGAAGCCTGCAAACCCTTGGCAACCATCTTGACCGTCTTGCTCAGAAACTCGAACCGCTTGTTGATGTGGAAACGAGGAGCAGTCGGTGCCACGAACGGCACAACGGAAGCAACAGTGCTAGCAGCACGACCACGGCGGGGAACAAAAGTACCGTTGGCCTTCTCGAAGAACCGTTCGGCACCACGCTCATCGTACGCGCGACCAACGCGCTCACCGTTGAAGTATGCCACAAACGCCTTACCTTCTCGAACAATTCCGTGCTTCATTTCGTCTATTCCTTCTAACTTGTTACCAGTATAAGGGATTCTAGATTAAATTTCAAGCCTTCTTCTTGGTGTTCAGAACAGGCTCTACTGTATCAATGTACAGTACTTCCAGGGCATGCGCTTCAGCTTTTCCACGAATAATGTCAATAGGATCTATGCGAACATTGTTGGTTTTACGCAACATCTTGCACAATGCCCAAGCCTTATTCTCCGTGTTTGCACGCCAGAAATGTTGACGAAGACGAGTGTTGAGCGTCTTAGACACTGACCTCGTACCCTGCATCACCGTGATTCCTATGTACTGCTGATTAGTTTCGTTACATGTGATGACGTAGATTACGTGATTTCTGTCACTCCGCACTTTACGTTTCGTCATGTATTCAGTATAAGGGATCCTCGATTAAATTTCAATACCCGACTAAAAAGATATGGTATATTCTGAGCGTTTCTGGGCTAGATCATGTATTCGTGTACGTGAACGTAAGATTCTGCGTTTTCTGGAGAATTTTCTCCAATGAAATCAACAACTTAGATCCACTCCCGCCCGTGTTTCAGAGTCTGATCGCGGATGCTTGTGCTTCCACGAGATAGCTGATATCGTGTTGAAAACGCGCTTTCATTTTCGCAAGAGTATCTGCCGGTACATTATGAATATTACCCCAATTACTATTGCAAGTAATAACGGTTGGCATTACTCCATATAGTAGAGCAATATCAAAGTAGGGGTTTAGTTCCCTAGTCGTGGTAAATGTATTGGATACTATCACCGTGTATCCTTTACTCAAATCTTCTTCAGTTTGTTCTCGGCACCATTCATGTGCTTCTCCGAGTAGTGACATATCAAATTTGTATACTCCGTCTCGTTCGAAGTACATATCTGCTTCGTAATGAGTCCAGTTACTCTCAATGCCATTTCCAATGGTTTTAGCAAGAGTAGACTTACCAGAACCAGGAACACCTCGAATCAAATATAGTTTCATTTTGATGCCAACATATAAAGTCCAACATTGCTAAAAGCATAACCAGCGTATGCAATCAACATTCCATAGTTACCTTTTACTCCTTGTTCTATTGCAATGTACAAATAGATCAAACCAGTAAGTAGAATCAACCAACCACTCATAGAATCTCCTAATAAATATAATGTATCATCATCCAGGTACACGGTCATTTTACTGCCTGGATTTTTCATTGTCAACCATAGAATGCAACATGCCAGGAATAGCCAGAGGTGCCCTACAAGACACAGCCGGAGGACCAATCATTGGTGGTTCTTCTAATGTTTTTGTGAATGGCAAACCCGTGGTACGTGTAAACGACAACATACAGGGTCATGGTAATGGCTCACACGCCGCCGCGATGATGGCACAGGGTAGTGGTAATGTCTACACGAATAACATACCAACATCCCGGGCGGGAGATCTTGCGACCTGTCAACACGTTGCTACGGGTTCTAGCAATGTCTTCGCAAACGGATAAAACTAAATAATAGACTATCACACAAAAAGGAAACCCATGTTTAGAGCAATTCTAGAACTTGGTCCAATCGTTATTGCTGTGATCGCTACTTTGATTTCTAGTTTTAATTACATTAGAGCCAACAAGAGTGGCAAGCGATACACACGAATGATTGCCATCATCAGCATGATTTCTTGCATTATGATGATTGTAGCTCAATCATCTTGGTATGTTCTAGTGGTTGTTATGAATAGCCTTGAAGATTCCGTGTACTCAAATTATCTTTGGACAGTGTTCAACTGTCTGATCATGATTTTGATTATTCTTGTCAACAAAACAAACAAAGAACATGATTCCATTGAGCTTGTTACCTCAAGACACCAGAATAGCTGAGGTTCTTTCTGGTCTTGCTTTAGTTTTTGTCGGTGTGGGGTTGATGATTCCTGGTAATGGAATGATTAGCCCGTCAATAACAGCTCCCGTTGCGGCTTTCTGGGCTCTTATTACATTGGCATTCGGTGCGTTGCAACTTAGTGCAATAGCAATGTGCAAAGCAATGGAACACCTGAGATTCATCCTTGCATGGATCTCAGGTTCTTTTTGGATTTGGGTGGCAACGTCAAATATCTCTTATACTGTGACTGCTTCAGAGGTTGCAACAATCGTTCTGGGAATAACGAACCTATACGCCTTTATCATAAACCTTTTGTTGGTTAAGCAGTCATGGAAATAATAGCATCATTTTTAGGTTTAGTTAAAAACCTTCCACCAACAGCAAGCGTTCTTCTGTCTTTCATTGCTATTGGTATTGCTTTCTTCTTGCAAAGAAAGAAAATTAACATCGAAGAAACAACATCAATCTCGACAACGCAGCAAAAGCAAATTGATTCTCTGATGGCTCAGATTGAGCTTCTTAGTGATGAATTGGAAAAGACAAGGCAGCAACTCACTGAGCTCCACAATCAGAACATAGAGTTGATGAAACAACTCCGCGAAGCCAATCATAGAATCAGTGAGTTGGAAATGTTGCTGGATACCACTAACAGAATAAACGAATTAGAATCTCGTCTAGACAAGAATAAGACTACGCCGTAATACTGAAAATCTTATTGATTGCCTCTGCCACCGCCTTAGCCAATAGGCGGTGTTCTTTTTGTGTTGAGGGATCTGTTCTTACCTCAATGTAATGCACATATGATCTAATTGTTCCGTTCACATACAAGCGCGATGCCATGTTGCCCTCGGGTAGAACTGCTCGTGCTTGTTCCTTTGCAATACCATTTGAGATAGCCCAAACATAAGCATCACGTGAAGCGTTGATGACCTTCCGCTGCATCTCAATCCAAAAGTTGTTGAGCTCCCGGTGTTCGGGGTTGGTTAGATCAAGTTCAACGCTATTCTGTCTATTCTTGGCATCCTGGAAACGCGCTTCACGATACACAAATTCTAGATCCTTTGTTGGGTCAGCGTAGCGCTGGGAAAATTCCTGAAACGAAAAGCTGCGGTGCCGCAAGAGCTGGCGTGCAATATCACGGGTTGTTTCCACTTCAATCGTGGCTGATGCCATTTCCAAAGGACTCCAGTGCTTGTTGCGAACAAGATAGTTGATCAACTTATCCGCGGTCTCTGTGTTGTACTGATTAGATGGATTAGACACTCTCGCACAGAATGCAATAAGATCCTTCACATCGGAAAAGTCATTGCGGAATTCCTCCGCGGGTTGGGTGTAACCAACAAGTCTTACTTTCATATCACTCCTTGAAATGTTCTTTGATTGCTTGAGCACAATCATTCGCCATAAACGACATGTTCAAACTAGCAGGACCGTATTTTTGAGATACTATGTTTGCCTGTTCCTTGCAGATATCTATGCACTTTCCTACAATCAACTCGGCGAATTTAGATCTAAAGTCATCGTCAAAAGAGTAATCAAACTCTTCTTCGTCAACCTCTTCATTCGCTTTATTCAAGGCATATTCATTGGCCTGGTCGGCAAGTTCCTTAATTCGTTCGTTCATTCAATCCTCACGATGTTTGAACATGATCACTCTACCGAAACACGCTTCCAGACATCGTCTACTTTGATCCAAAGACGATTATCCTTGCCTACTGATAGGTGAACTTTGTTTTGAAATTCTCGGTTTGTGGGCATAAAGACATAACCATTGCTCGATGCAGGAGTCTCTACTGGTTTGGGGTTGCCCTGAATAACAAGAGTGGTTAGATTCTCGGGAGCAAGATGACTAATGTCTTCTACTGGCTTCTTTTCTTCAACCACCCGGTGCTCTACAACTACCTTTGCAGTTGCAGCACCTCCTACAACTGCACCAAGTAAACCAAAACCTTTTAGAAATTTACGGCGCTCGCTCATCTTTACTCTCCCATGCCCAATTCACAACAATCCAATCTTCTAAACAATCTTCGAATGTGTAGTTCTCGTCAACGTGAAACTGACCAAACTTCTCGCACATCTTCCCATACCAGTAAGGCCAGTATTGTTTACGAATGTCTTCTTCTGACAGAGTGTATATGCACCCACCATCAACATTGTTTTCGTCATATTCGTTATACGAAAAGTATCTCATACTCGCTCTTCGTACACTGTTGTTGGAGTGTATGGAAAAGTAACAGGTACGCGACTGTCTGCAGAGGTAAAGTGAGACTTATGTTTTTCCCCCGTCTTGGGATCGGTGTACCATTCCCAGAAAACTTTCCCGTTAATGTCATAAGCACCATTTTCGTCTTTGAACACATAGCTGCATCGTGCATTCTGCCAAAGTGTACTGCCGGTTTGCTCTGCTACATCAAACCATTCCCAGTCTTCTCCAGTCAGAGGAGACAGCGGTTCATAACGCAAAAGTTTCTCTAGACACTGGATTGCATAAGATGCTGAGAAGCCGCTGTGTCCCTCTTTTGAGAATTCTTCAATCATGTGCAGAATGTGCTTTCGCATCATTCCATTCCAGCCGCCATCGTGCATTCCGATAAGGTCAAGCTCTCGCTCCGCGTGATCATACAGTCCCATTATTTTCTCCATTCAATTGTTTGCGTTGTTTTTCCCATTGCTCGTATTCAAGTTCGTATTTTGCCAACTTTACTTGATACAAGAACTGATTGGGGAAAACATCGGGATCAACTAGTCTGTTAGTAAAGATCTTTTGCATTCGCTCTGCAATGGTCTTTGCATCCATAATATACCTCTTTGTTCAGATTACGTGCGTATTCTTCTGTTCGCGTTTACGGTTTGCGTGTTTCCCCGCTTTACGAAGCAGAGCCATTGGTACCAATGGATTTCTCTGCTTTAGTTTAGGTACTTTGATGTTCATAGATTCTTCAAGCGGTCCGCGCAAATCGATGCGGCCCAAGAGTTAGGTTTGATGATAGGATCAATACCACACACGCCCTTGATGTAACCAATTGCTTCAGAAACCGCGCATGAACTTCCATGAATCTCAAGCGGGTTTAGATCCAAATGAAGTTCCACATGACGATCCTCTAGAAAGTCCGCGCACTTTAGATAGAGCTCGGCAATCTTCATAACTTCTGTCATCAGACGAAGTTTAGGGCGATCAAGTTTTCTGTCATAATCCATCTCGCGCTGAACTTCACCAAATACCTTTGCACCGTGCTTGCCATCAATATGCACTGCAACCACCAGCAAATAGTCAACAACCAGCTTACCGGACTGATCACGCAAACGTTCAGAGTCAGCCCCAAAGTAGATTTTTGTTTCAGCAGATTGGCTTTGGATGAAGCTTCTAACTTCATCAATATCGAGTTTCATGATCAGATAATTTGTTCGTAGATCTTTTCTACCTGTCCAGAACGATACATCTTAAACAAAGACTTCGGTACAGGTGCGTCCTTGTACGCAGATTGTGCGGACTGAATCTTGTCCGTGAATTCAATCACCACCCCAAGGGAAGTAACCTTGAAGATATCACCGCGCTGCGCCTTTACAGGGGCGTCAAAAATAGCGCGCTCACCTTCAACGATCTTCTTTTCCTTCTTTTGCTTGGTCATACTACACCTTTCATGTTACAAATACATTATTTTACATAGGCAACGAATAGACTTCAACTCTCAGTCGTACTCGTATTCTATAACTTCCCAACCTAGTTTACGCAGATCTTCTTCAATCTCTTCTGTCACGGTGCTCTCTGATACAAACGAACGACCATCCCAAGACTTGTTCTCCTCCTCGTCGTAACTAACGTCACGAATACCAGAACAGTACCAATCAATGTAGTCGCCCTCTTGGCGCATATCGGCAACGATGCCACCGGCATATCTCCAGGAACAAAACCACTTCTTTTCGTTCTTATTCTTGAACGTGTTGTTGCACATGGCAGCATAGAGGTTCTGAGAATATGATTCGCTGGCTCTTGCCTTTTCAAGAATCCAGTCAGTAGAGCGTAGGTCGTATTCGAGGTTGTTTTCTTTCCATTCCTCTTTTGCTTCTAGTTGATCTTTGAAGTCTCTATTCTGTTTATCAATAGCCATGGTTTCCCTCGCGTTTTCTGCCTTCTCACAGTCAGAATTGATATCAATACCGTCTTTCTCTAGCTCTGCCAAACGGCAAGAAGAAAAGAAAGTTCCTCGTTCTGGACTTTTACTTAGCATAACAATCTGTTGATATATTGGTTATCGTATCCAGAACCCAAGTCTATCTCCGCAAGGTGAATCGTACCATTCTGATCCACTGGGTCTTGAGTTCCACTCATTTTTCCATACAGGAAAGATTTCATTACAATCGTGGTTTAGAAAGTCATCGTTGTATCTAAGATGGACTTCAATTATTTTGTCTCCAACCATCTCTATGTTTAGCCACTTGCTCCGTTTTGCAACATCTTGGAGCACAGCAGGAAGTTCATATGGATATTCTACACGCTGCCATTTATAAAAACGATCCAGCCTTGCAGAATTTCTAATTCCTTCTACCGTAGTTTTCTGCTCACCAAAATTGTAGTCAATTGATATGTGTCTGCCCTGAAAGAGTTCTGACCAAAAGTAGCCATCGGGTACTGTATCGCTGACAGGTGACAACCATGCCTTATACGCACCCCTTGACATCATTCTAATGTTGGTTATGGGTCTAACCATGTAGAAGCCGTTACTCGGAACGGGAACACCAGCTGGTCCAGCGAGATGTCCTAATTTTCTAGCAAGGATTAGCTTGTCGTAGATCCAAAGGTCGTCAACATCGCAACAACCCCAAACATCTTTATCTGATAAAAAATCCATGATCACATCCTCTTGGTATCCCAGTACGGACTCGAACCGCAACTTCAAGGTTTTGGAGACCTGACGACTGCCATTATCTTACTGAGATATACATTATGTATGTTGGCACCTCTGGATGGAATCGAACCATCATGACGTTCGTAGCGTCGTATTCTAATCCGTTGAACTACAGAGGTATAATTGGTTGAAAATTATAATTGGCGCCCCGGAGAGGACTCGAACCTCCATTGACTCCATTACACTGCTACGCTTTAGAAGAGCGTTGTGGTACCGGGGCTATGAATTTGGTAGGACGCCTCGGACTCGAACCGAGAAGCCTTCCTCT